CCAACTTGTGCAAACGCAAACGTAAATGGTTGACCAACAAAACGTTGTGTAAATAACGCTGTATCAGTCCAAACATAGATTGCATCTCTACCTCTTATCGCTCCTCTGATCTGTGATCCGTCGGCCAATCTTTGTGTACCAGCTGTATTGGTTGCTGTAGGTGTATATGTGTTTATATCCTCTTGATCCGAGAATCTTACAAACATATCATCTTGTGTAGATGTATCTCCAATAGTTGTTTCTGTTCCAAAAAATACTAAGTGTCTATCAGGTGTAGATACTAACATATGTCTTGATGCAGTTGGTGCACCAGATATAATTGTTGCTCTTGTGTCTGTTGCATTTGATAAAGATGAATCCCATTCAAATACAGCGCTATCATGTATTAAACATATAGCCTTGTCACCAAAGTTATCTAATGACCACATACCTGGTTCTAATACTAAGTCACCAGATGCTGCTTCACCCCAAGCAACAAAACTACTTGAATTAGTAACCGTATCTCCAGCACCGTGAGATGAAGGTGATGTACCTCTAACATCTCTGGTTACACCCGTTAATTCATTAGATGCACTTATGCCTGTATAAGATATCTCTTCAGTTCCTATCTGTACAAAGTTTGTACCTGAACTTGGAAACTGTGAAGGATCAGTTAATATAATACCGGTTGTAGTTGAAGAGTTTATTGCACCAGATAAAGTTGTAGTAAATGCTCCTACTTCCTCTCCACCCCAAGATCCTAAACCCCAACCAAAACCTTTTGCTTGTACAGCTGGACCAACAGTATAATAGTGTTGCACTCTTATACCACCTGATGTTGTGGCACCTGACCCAGATTCATTCGATGGCATAGTAATAGTAATTGTTGTAGCTGTTGGCACAGATGTTACCATAAATTTTTTATTATTAAAATCTGCAGCAGCAAAATTAGAATTAGTTATGGCAGAAAAATTATCTAACAACACAATATCTGATGCACTGATACCATGATCACCACTAAATGTTATAGTAACTGTGGGTGATCCGTTGGTCGTGCTGAATGCATTTGAAAGCGTGTTTGTAGATTTAATGGGATGTATATCATAATACACTCCACCTGAGTATGCATATAAAATTCTGTTTGTGCCAATGATAGCGTATTTTCGTCCTAGACTGTTTACGTAATGATGAAGTCCACGACCTGCACCTGTTAAATTACTTTCTCCTAATTGCTTCCAACCACCTATTTTTTCAGGTGTACCATATCTAAATCTTACATTATCACAATCAATCCACTGTCCCTCTGCTCCTGTGGGTGTGATTTGTTTGTTAATACCTGGCTGAAAACCTATCTTTTGTAGCATAATAAATCCATTTATAGCAAATTTATTACTTAT